TTAGCCGATGAAAAATTAAGCACAATTAAATGGACTAGCCGAACTATTGGCGGTGCAATTGTAGCTTTTTTTCTTTGGTTTTTTACTAATAAACATAACTGATAATATTATGAGCAAATTACACTACCTAATCGAAACCCATCCATTTTTTTCAGCATTCTTTTTTTGCGTGTTGGTAATTGGATTTTTATATGTGCGTTACGCTGATAAATGGAAATTATAATGGATGTAATTACAATACAACGTATAAACGAAGCGCATCCGTCAATAAGACAGCAATTACTTCAACAATACACCGAAGCTAATAATCTATTAGGTAAAGGCGCACGTTTGCGTTTTGCCTATGTTTACCGTTCTAATGAATTACAAAATGAACTATTCAACAAGCGACCAAAAGTCACTAATGCAAGAGGCGGTCAATCTATACATAATTACGGTTTGGCTTTCGATATTGTGTTATTATACGATAACGATGGCAATGGAACATTTGAAGAGGCAAGCTGGTCAACTATTCGGGATTTTGACAAAGATAGCAAAGCCGACTGGATGGAAATAGTTTCTTATTTCAAGTCGAAAGGTTGGGAATGGGGCGGTGATTGGAAATCGTTTAAAGATGCACCGCATTTTCAATTAAAAAAACCAAACGGAACTAGTTATAAATGGCAAGAGTTGAATAATGCTGAAAAGTTTGTAGACAACGGAATAACATACCCAAAGTTATGAACCTATTCCCAGCTGGCAACTTCAAACAATCACAGTTAACCGATTCAATTAGAAAAACTGTTAAGGTTACTAGATTTGAGTTTATTAAGCGTGGTAAGGATTATGTAAGAGTTGAAAAAGTAATTAATAAATGGTACGGAAAAGCACCGATTGAAGATGATATATCGTAACCTTTAGGAGAATGTTTACGATTATTAAACCGCTGAAACCTACTTGGCGGTTTTTTTGTTCTAAATAAGATACTAATAACTTAAAATATTCCTTATTTGTGCAAAAAAAGTAAAAATAAGATAATTTAAAAGTGCTTATTTGTACATTTTACTTAGACTAAATATAAATTAACTGTTAGGTGTTGGTTTTAAACATTAAATTCATTTACTTTACATTTCGCTACAATAAGATATTTGCCTCCTTTGTTTGTAGCGGACATTGGAGGCTTTTTTTAATTTAAAAATTTAGAGATTATGAAATTAAATCCAAAAACAGCCAGCAAACAATGGCAACGTAGATTGAAAAAGCAAGGTGAAGTAAAATCGTTTTTATTTGAGCCTTATGTTAAACATTTAGAAAATGGCTTGGTATCAAATCCAATTACTTCGACCTATCCATTAGGCACGCCAGTTTTTAAAACTAGACAGATTACAAGTCAATTTAGAAGATGGAGACAAACTGCCAATCGTTTCTTTGTGGGCTTATCACCAGAAACAGAACCGTTTGCTAGAATTAACTAACAACCCCAATCGAAAGCCTCGATGTAAACAGTCGGGGTTTCGGTTTAACCACCCACAAAACAACGAATTTATTAATTTAAAATATGTAGGAAATGGAAAAGTTCAAGCCGTCCGCAACTGACTTTGTAGGCAATATTAAAAAACAAATAGAAAACTTTATTAAAAACAGCGAGGTTTTAGATAAAGAAACAAAAGATAAGCTTACCCAAGAACTTGGCAACAATTGGTATGATGCTAGATTTGATGGCGAGATATTTATTGAAGACGCTATTAAGTGGGCGCAATACAAATGGCAACAACAGAACTTTGAGCAAATGCAACTTTGGAAACAAATAGTAATTGCAAACGCTTCGGTAAGTAACGACCCACAAGATGTAGCGGATAAAGTTGTCGATGCTTATAGAAAAGAATGGGATGTTTAACCGAACTAACCCTAACCAAATGAAAACACACTTAATTTACTTAACGGCAATTGCAATCATATTAATGATGACTTGCAACGGAACCAACAATGGAACTGAAATAACTTTCAAAACCAAAGAAGTGAAAGGAACATTCAGAATAGATACAGTTACCGTACACGACACAATTAAACTTCCAAAGATTGAATATCGTAACGGAAAAGTAATTTACAAAACCGTAATTGATTCCATTGATTACGAAATCGTATCGAAATCCACTAAATTAATTGATAGTTTTAAGCAACAAAACGATTCGATTAAACTAGCGATGTTCATCGAAAAATCAACACCTAAAAACTTCGCCAAAACATTCGATAACGATACCATTAAAGTAAGTATTTTCGGCAAATACAGCGGTGAGATTTACGGTGTCGGAATGGATTACACAATCAAACCGCAAACAATCAATGCAACTTTAAAACACTACGCAATATTTGGCGGTGTAAACATCACTTCTAACATAAATAAAGTCGGTGTATTGCCTACTATTTCGTATTTAAATGCTAAAGGGATGCTATTCACAGCTGGTAAGGATTTGTTGAGTAAGGATGGATATGTGTTAGGCGTGAATAAAAGTGTTTGGGGTAGGAGTAGGGTGAAGATGTAGCCTTGCTAACGTTCATTATTGAAGTAGTTAAGGAAAAGTACACCTTATGCTTCAATTAAACACCCAAACTTAAAAGTACAAACCAGTAAATAAATTAATAACTAAAGCCTTAATTGCTACAATATATTGTTAGCGGTTCGGTTTTTAAACTGAATTATTATGAATGAAGCTATTTTTATTTTAGAAAAAGAAAAAAAATTATTAGAAGATGTGCTAAAGAATTGGAAAACAGAAAATCATCCAGATGCTTTTAGACAAAGGAAAAAAAAATTAAAGGAAATTGGATTCGCGCTTGATTTATTAAAACGTAACAATATATAACTATGAAAAATTTAACACCTATGCAAAATGTATCTTCAATTATATTAGATACTAATAAAAGTCATTTTGAAGTTTGGAAAACGTTATCTGACCAAAGAGAAAATCTTATTAAAGATGAAAAAAAATTAATTTTTGAATTTGTTGACTGGTTAGAAAAGCTTCCAACAAACAAAAAAGTGTCTGTTTGGTCAAAAGATGGAACTACACAAGGACTATTTTCTATGGACACTGAACAGCTTTATGATGTTTTTTTACGTGAACGTCAATAAACTGACGGATAACGGGAAAGATTGTCGCTGTTGCCGAACCGAGAACGTGAATTGAAAATATAAATATGATTTAATTGCGGATTTTCCGCTGAAAAACTAAACGGCAATATTGCCAAACCACTGTTACCTGCTGGGCGGATTTTTAGCAGGGAATTTAATTAAAAAAAAGAAATGAATATACATAAAGATAGTGCAGGATATGTTACAGGAGAACATATTAAAAGTAGAGGGTTTGAAGTTTTTGATACCATTGAAGGAAATGATATGGGGCAAATGAGTTACTCAATGCCACAATACCAAAACAATAAGGTTAAAATACTTGGAGGGTATTGGAATTACGTTGTAAGAGATATAGAAACAGAAGAAAAACTATGGGAAGGTTGGTGGAACTCAAATGACGAGTTTGACGAAACGATGACTGAATTAGAAGCAGTCTTGTAGCCTTGCAGGTAACGTTAAAGCATTGTAGTCAGTTGTGGTTAGACTGACATAATGTTTCGATTTAAGACCAAAACTAACCGATTAAAAATAATTATTAATCAAGCCTTAACCCACAATTGCTACAATGCAGTGTTATGGTAAGTGCTTTTAAACTTAAAAATTATGTATTATAAAATTGAAAACAAAGAAAGTGAAGTATATAAAAAACTACACGAACAAAGAATTAAAGAAGAGCAAATGGAGCTAAAAAATACCGCTTCCATTATTGAAAAAACAGGTTTAAATTTTACTAACTTTTTTGGTAGAAGAGGACAACAAAATTTTAGAAGAGTAACTTCTTATAGTGGCTTTGAATTTACAGAACCTGAAAAAGTAGATTTAAAAATTTGGAAACGTGATAAAGAACATAATGAAATATTTGTTCCAAACACAAGAACTAAATTAGGTAGAGAAATGCAAGAATTTTTAAACAATGGTTTAGAAGGAAGTAGATACGATATTATAAATGATATTTTAGGATTAGAACATTTAAGAAGATTTACTTTTCCTTTTGTTGAAATTGTTGGAGAAAAAATAATTCTTTACGTTGACGACCAATATGATTTAAACGATAAAGATATTATTGAAATTACTAAACGTGAATTTAACGAGTTACGTCAATAGCATTTACCATAACGTTTTCGGGCTTGGCGAAGTGGCTGAACCCGAACTTAAATAGAATTACTAAACTTAAAAATTAAAAACAAATGTCAAATAGAATTACTGAACAGCCATTTTGCCAAACCCGTGTTATGTGCCGTTATTCCTTATACGAAAGAAAGGATTTGAATAGCAAAATATTATGGAGTGGCACAAATAAAGCTGAAATGAAAAAAGTTAGAACGGGGAGGAAATATCAAATCCTTTTAACAAGCATAACTGCTGAAATTTACGATAATGTCAAAAAGGAGTGGGTCGCATAATGGCACATAACGTTTTGCGTGTATAAGAAGTGGCGGATTAGAACCCCAAAACTTTCATTACAGCACTACACTTAATTTGAAAAACGAATGTTGAATATACCACTGAACCCGCCATTTTTTATACACGCTGTTATAAGCTGGTGCGGTTTATTAGCATAGAACTTGAATCGAAGAACGAAACCTTTTTCTTTTCTTTTTTGTGCGGTGGGAAAATATTAAAATAAAATTATGACAATAGATTTAAGATTAGGAGATACAATAGAACAGATGAAATTGATACCTGATAAAAGTATTGATGCTATTATTTGCGATTTACCTTATGGGAGTACCCAATGTAAATGGGATACAATAATACCGTTTGATAAACTTTGGGAACAATACAACAGAATAATAAAGCCTAATGGTGCAATAGTATTATTTGGAGCAGAACCTTTTAGTAGTTTATTGAGAGTTTCAAACATTAAGAACTTCAAATATGATTGGATTTGGGATAAAAAGAAAGCCCCAAATTTCAGAGGAGTAAAAAGCCAACCTTTAATACCATACGAAGTGATTAGTGTGTTTAATACAAGCACTTATAATCCGCAAATGACAAAAGGTAAAATGCGACAAAAAGGTGGTTATTATTCGGAACACGAACAAGCATTAAGTTCAGGGACAAAAGCCAAAGTAAATGATGAATATTATCCAAAAGCAATACTTGAATTTACAAAGGCTGACAATAAGGATAGTAAATTGCACCCAACACAAAAAAGTTTAGATTTAATGGAGTATTTGATAAAAACTTACTCAAATGAAAACGACACAATACTTGATAATACATTTGGAAGTTGCACAACAGGAATTGCTTGTATAAACACCAATAGAAGTTTTATTGGAATTGAAAATAATATGGATTATTTTAATATTTCTTTAAAGAGGGTGGAAGAAAAAAGAAAAGAAAAAGAAGATGGACGACTTAACTCTTTTATGGAAGCTGTACGTAGCACTTGCTTATAACTTATTTATATACGCAACTAAACCAAATCAAAATGCAAACAATATCAGTGACTTATGATTTGAAATGGCAAATTAAAGGAAATGAAAAATACAAGTGGACATCTTGTAAAAAATTATTCAATACTCAAACTGGAAGACAAATAAAAAAAACAATGAATTGTCGAAGCGTTGGTTATTGGATTGGAAAGCAATTTATCACTTTAGATAATTTAAGAGCTAATTTAGAACTAATACCAAAAAAAGAATTAACACCATTTTAATTATGACACCCGAACAAAAACAAACATACCGCCAGCACGTAAAACAAAACATTGAAAAGTGTATTGAGTTGGTTGGTGGCGAACCTGAGCTATCAAAACAAACGGGTTTTAGCGTAAAATCGTTAACTAATTGGCGACTTGGTTATTCTGATATTGCCTATCCAAAACTTATGCACATCATTAACACAACGGCACAATTAGAAAGAGATAGAATTGAGAGGATTAATAATATAGAGGTAAATTTATAAGTAATAACCTTGCGTAGTAAATAATTTTGTTGTAGTTTTGTGTATTATGGCTTACTCAGAAGAAAATAGAGATAATACTTTTAATTTGATATGTGAAGAACTTGAAAAAGGATATTCTTTACGTTCAATATTAAGGCGTGAAGATATGCCAAGTAGTAGAACATTCTTTAAATGGGTTGATGAAAGCGAAGAAAAAGTAAAACAATACGAGAGAAGTGTTGAGTTAAGAAGTGAGTTTTTATTTGATGAAATCATTGAAATAGCAGACAAACAAGGCGAAGATGTTAGCGAAGATGAAAACGGAAACCAAGTTATAAATCACAATATAGTTCAAAGAAATAGACTTCAAATTGATGCTCGTAAATGGGCGTTATCTAAAATGTTGCCTAAGAAGTTTGGAGACAAAACCGACATCACTTCGGGTGGTGAGAAAATACAATCAGCACCGACAACTATTCAAGTAGAAATTACTAGACCTGATGAAGATTAATGCAACACCAGTATTTGAAAAGAACTGGAACGCTTTACAAAGTCAAAAGTATAAATACATTATAAATTCAGGTTCTTCACGTTCAAGTAAGACTTTTTCAATACTACAAATATTTTGGATATTAGCTTGGACTAATCCTAGAACTAAGTTAGCAGTTTTTAGAAACACTAAAAAAGATTGTAAAGATACTATTTTACAAGATATGCTAAAATACTATCCAACACTTGAAAACTACGATAGTATTAAATTTAATAAAACTGAAAGCATTTTTACTTTTCCTAATGGTTCTACTATAAATATAGAGGGAACAGACGACGAGTTAAAAGTTCACGGTTACCATTCAGACTATCTTTGGTTTAATGAATTTTATAAAATGCCTAAAGAAACATTCGACCAGTTGGATATGCGTTGTAGTGTAGCGGTGTTTATGGATTATAACCCAGTTGGTAAACTTTGGAGTGATGATTTAGTAAAACAGGATAACGCTATTTTAATTCATTCAACTTTTAAAGATAATCTGTTTTGTCCTAGTGAGCAGAAAAAGAAAATACTAAGCTACGAACCTACCGAGTATAATATACAACAAAACACCGCTTCTGATTATATGTGGAACGTTTACGGTTTGGGTTTAAAAGCCGAAAAACCAAACCGTATATTCAAAAACTGGAAAACAATAACGGATAAAGAATTTGACAGTTTACCTTATTCGTTGTACTATGGAATGGATTTTGGCTTGAGTGCTGCCACAACTTTAGTTGCTATGAAATTCGACGGAGATAATTCTTTTTTCTTTAAAGAGTTATTATATAAACCAATGAACCAAATGAACGGCACTCTATCGGATGAAATTCACAACTTAGGAATTGATAAAAGATTAGAGTTGATTTGCGACAGCTCCAACGAAATAAATAAAACAGAAGGGCAAAAGTTGCGTAATAGTGGTTATAATGTTATATTTGCTTTGAAAGGAAAAGGAAGCGTAGTTAGTGGTATTGAATTACTACAAAAGAAAAACATTTATTACACGGCTTCATCTACAAATATTGAGCAAGAATACGAACAACATAGCTGGCGAGTAGTTCAGGGAGTTCAATTAGACGAACCTGAACAAGGCAACGACCACGCACTCGACGCCATGAAATACGTCAGCAGTTGGTATGCTAGAATAAATTATTTAACTTAAATTATATATTATGAATTGGCAACCACATTTAAAGATTAGAGTTTCAAACGGAATTCAAACACACCAACACGACTTTATGAAGTCAGACGCTAACATCAACGAGCAAATCGAAGCGATAAACAAGTTAAAAAGTAAATTTAAACCTGATGAAAAACTAACTCTTTCAATTGGTTATTAAAATAATTACCATTAATTTGTAATATCTATTATTTAATTTTGTAATATTGCATAAATTAACGTTGTGAAACGTAGATACTTTTAAATGATAGGAATTTATAAAATTACAAATCCAAACGGTAAAGTGTATATAGGTCAAAGCACCAATATACCATACCGTTTTTTGTTATATAAAAGGATTAGTTGTAAACAACAAAAAAAACTATATAATTCACTTTTAAAACATGGAGTAAAAAACCATAGTTTTGAAATTATAGAGAATTGCTCTATACAATTACTTAACGAGCGTGAAAGATATTGGCAAGATTATTATAATGTTTTAGAAAATGGTCTAAATCTTAGACTTACCAAGTCTACAGATAGAAATGGTTATTTTAGCAATGAAACAAAAATTAGAATGTCAAATGCTCAAAAAGGGAAAAAACCATCTTTAGAAACTAGAAAGAAATTTTCAGATAGAATGAAAGGGGTTGAAAGTACTTTTAAAGGTAAAAAACATTCTCAAAAATCTATAGATTTAATAATTGAAAAGAATAAAGGGAATAACAATAGAGGTAAAGTAGTAATTGATTTACTTAGTGGTGTTTTTTATAATTCAGCAGCAGAAGTTGCTAATTTATACGGATTTAATTCATTTACGCTAAGAAATAAACTTAATGGATTTAGAAGTAACAATACTAATTTTGCTTACGTATGATTATAAAATCAATTAGTTTATTTGGTAGAGAACTATTCAGAGTGGAACGCAACCGCTCTGGACAGTTCTCTTACACTTTTTTAGACGGTAATAGTTTCATCGACGATGGCAAGTATTTGGATATGTACTTGAAAAATCCAGTGCTTTCAACTATCGTTAATTTTGGAGCGCAATATTATTCTCAAATGAGAATTACCCATTTAGACGCTCAAGGCAAAGAAGTAAAAAATAGTCCTTACATTAAACTATTTCACACACCTAACTACTTTCAAAGCAAAGAAGATTTTTTCTATCAGCAAAAAGTATTTTTAGATGTTTCAGGTAATGACTTGATTTATCAAATAAAAGCTTTTACTAATGATATTCCAAAAGCTATTTACAATCTTATTCCAAGCGAAATTGATTATAATAAAATACATAAAATCAATAAGTTTATTGTAACAGATAAAGATAAAAAAGCATTTGAAGAAAAACATATTATCTACAAACTTGATGATACGGATTACAATATCAAACTAAAAGACATTATTCCAACGTATGATTTAGCTAATGGAATAGTACAAAACTCTTTCATTCAATCTCCAAGTAGAGTAAAAGCGGTTGCAAAAATACTTAACAATATTTACGAAAACGTAAATAGTAAAGGAGTTAATTTGCAGATGTCAGCTAAATATGTTGGTTTAAACCAAAACGATGGTAATAGAGCGCAAATACAAGATGGCGACCGCTCAAGTATTGAAAGAGCAATATCTAATAAAAATCTATTACTTACTAATGCTGGTATAGATTTTAAGCATTTAGTTTCTGATATGAAACGCCTTTATCTCGATGAGCAATATGCAAGCGATTTTAACAAAGTGCTTTTAGCTTTTGGAATGAATAAGAACGTTTTAAATCCATTTGATAAAGACAGTACTTTCGAAAATCAAAATCAAGGAGTTGTTAGTTACATTCAAAACACAATCCAACAAACCGCAGACAATACAATGAACTCACTTAGTCAAACGTGGGGATTGTTTGAAAAAGGCGAAATGTTAAAAGCAAGTTACGAACATTTGCCAGTTATGCAGTCGGTAATCAATGAAAAGATTGCAACGTTAACCGAGTTCCAAAATATGGTTAAAATAGCTAAGGAAAACGGAACGATGAATGATGCGGATGCAATAGCTAAAACTAAAGAATTAATGCTTAAACTTAATTTGTAATGGGAACGAAGTTAAATCAAAAAGAAATAGAAGAGCAATTAAAAAAAGAAGCTATTACAAAAGCTAAAAAAGAATTGCAAAAAAGGGAGTTGAATAAAGATAAAGAAGTATTAAAATGATAAAGTCTTACTATTTTCCAGATAAAAACTTCTCAACAAAAGAGGAGTTGTTCAAAGATTTAAAAGAAAATCTTGATTTTATCGTTGATGCTAAAAAGTCAGAAATTCAAAAATCTTGTGATAAAGGAGTTTCTGTTACTTGTAAATCATTAGATTTATTAAAGTTTTCAGAACAATTAAAAGGAATTAAGATTGATGACAACTTCTACTACATAGCAGTTAACTCAACTAGAGTTTTAGATAGTCACGACGATTTACATTTAGATGGTATTTGGAATAAAAGCATAAAAGAACAACAAGGAAAAAACTATTTAGTTTGCGACCATGAATTAGAAATAAACAATGTAATAGTTAGAAAAGAACATATCGAAATGTTTGTTGCTAAAGTTCCTTTTATGCTATTAGGCAAACCATACGAGGGGGATACACAAGTTTTGATTTATAAATTCCCTAAAAACCAAGTTAAAAACCAAGTTGTTAAAGAATGGTTAGACAGTGGGGATGAAATTGAGGGAAGTGTTAGGATGCAATATGTTACTTTCGTTTTATGTATGGATAGTAACAATCCTGAGGATGCAACAGAAAAAGCAAATTATGACCAATATTATCCTATTATAGCTAATAAAGAAGACTTTGATTATATATATTACTTTTTTGCCATTAAAGAAGCTAAAAACGTGAGAGAAAGTAGTTTAGTTGTATTCGGAAGTAATAATGCAACAGGACAAGTAAGAACAAAAGAAGTAGCCGATACAATCACTACTGAAGTTATAGAGCCGTTGGAAGACACTCAAAAAAACGAGCAAGAAGCTCAAAAGGAACAATTAAAACAATTATTAAACAAATTTAAGTAATGGAAGAAATCATTAAACAATTGGGAGACAAAATCGACCAAATGAAAACAGAAAGCGTTTCTAAAGCTGAACTTATCGAAATAATGTCGAAAGTACAAGACTTAGAAACTAAAGGTAATGATGTAGCTAGTTTAAAAGCAAACATCGAAGAAGTAGCTTTGAAAGTATTAGAGCTAGAAACTAAAGGAGTTCCTAACAACGTTCCTGAAAGTTTAGGTACCCTTTTAAAAGAGAAGTCAGACGAACTAAAAGCAATGAAAGAGAAATCAGGCGCAAGCGTTCAGATTACTTTAAAAGCTGCTGGAACAATGGCTTTATCAACAAACGTTACGGGACAAGTACCACAAGCCGAAAGAGAAGCGGGTATCACTAGAATTGTAAGACGTAACCCATTTATTTTAGAATTGGTAAACGTTGGAACAATTATGTCAAACGTTTGGGAATGGGTAGAGCAAAAAAACGCTGACGGTGGTGCTGCAATGACAGCTGAGGGTGCAGCTAAATCTCAAGCTGATTTTGATTTAGTAGTTGCAAGTGCTAACGTTAAAAAAGTAACTGCTTATATTAAAGTTACTAAAGAAATGTTAGACGATGTTGAACTAATGCGTTCAGAAATTGACCAAGAATTGACTGAACTAATTAACCTTAAAATTGATGACCAGTTATTGAACGGGACAGGTTTAACGGTTAATTTAACAGGTATTACTACCAACGCTACTGCTTGGGCGGCTGGTGCTTTTGCCTTAGCAATCCCAACACCTACGAAATGGGATGTTTTACGTACTGCAATTAATCAAGTTCGTGTTAACTTATTCGAGCCTACTTATATTGTTATGCATCCAACAGATGTGACAAGTATGGAATTGTCTAAAGACTCAACTGGACAGTATATTATGCCTCCTTTTGCGGCCGTTGACGGTTCTATAGTAAGCGGAATTAGAGTTGTTGCAAACACAGGCGTAACTATTGATAAATTCCTTGTTGGGGATTTCTCAAAAGCTGGTGTTCGTTTCAAAGAGGGGTTAACTATTAACGTAGGGTACGAAAATGACGACTTTACTAAAAACTTAGTTACTATTCTTGCAGAAGCACGTTTGGTACAAAGAGTAAAATCTAATCATTACGGAGCTTTTGTTTATGGTGATTTCTCTGATGCTATTACTGCATTGACACAATCGTAATATGGGACATTTACACGATACAACAGTAGAAGTTACCTATAACGGTAAAACTACAAGAGTAGCGAAAGAAGATGCTCATTTATACAAAGATAAAAAAGCAAAAAAAGAAAGTAAACCAAAAGAAAAAGAATAATGCCAAACATAATTGACAAAACCTATTTTCAAAACGCTAATGAGTTAAACATTCCATTAGCTAAGGAGTTTATTGTTGCTAATCCAGCAT